TTAAGAAAAAGTATACATCTTCACTGATAGTATGTGCATGATCTAACGCACTCTAATATACAAGTTGAGGATACTCAATTGATGTGAACACTTCTTTCTTAATCAAGCAGCATCCGAATCCTGCGCTGTCGACCTGTACAAGTCCTTTACCTTTTAATTGATCGTAGGGTACATGTGTCACTCCGCCAAATTCATTTCGACGCATAACTTCGATGCAATGCTTTCCTGGAATACGTTGAATATATAAACCAGTTACCATATCCTTGTTATGGGAAAGCATTTTCTTAAGGGTATCTGGTGGAAAACTAATATCTGCATCAACTGCAAACAAATAATCGTAAGGTCCTTTTATAATCCAATCTGCAATTAAGTTACGCACCTGTTCAACTTGATATCCATAGAAATATTGAAACACTGTTTCGTAACCATCTGGAACTTCTAAGTCGTATATGCTCTTAAATGTTTCAGCTTCAATAAGATTCTTTGCGGGGATAGCAATTAAGATCTGCTTCTTAGGAGCATTTGGTGGTGGTGCAGTCATTACGCTTAATTGAATCTTACTTGTAGATTCTGTTTTTCTTTCTGGAATGGATTGAATTGTTTTCATATTGTTTTGAAGTATTTTTCCTGCTGTTAAATTCTGTTCGGCACCGTTGATCTTGTAATCGTTCAAAGGATTTATATCATTGTAGTTATATACAACATCGGAGTTGGCGAAAATTCTATTGGGATCGCATTGTTCTAATGGATAATAGAAGGTTGCATTGTCTCCGCCTGCTTTGAACCACTCTCCATTTTCATCTTTGAACAACTCGGAGTCTAGGTTTGCAAACAACTTGGCCTTGTAGGTACGAAGATGTGTATAGGGCATGTTCCAATTAAAACGATAGTCTCTAAATGTACCAGCTTCCTTGACTTCTGGAGGATAAGGTTGACTAATCAACGGAATGTTGTCAACCATACTCCAACTAGAACCGTAGACAAAGTCGGCGTCTTGATGCAGCTCGTTGTAATAGGTAAAGATATCATTTCTATTGGTAAGACTATCGTCGCCATCTAGGAACATGACAATTGCATCGTCGTCTAGATTTAATCCTTTGATAAGACTGATCTGATTTGAAACCGCACTACCGGATCGTTGATTAGTTCTGCCTAATCTAAATTTAGATTGCAACTCTACAGGCAATGCCCTAATGGCAGCTTCTGCTACAGCAAATGAATTATCATTTGAACAATCATCAACTAGGCAATGCAGATAATTGTCATAATCCTGTGTAGCAACACTTTCGATACATTTGGCAATATAGTGTTCTGCATTCCAGAAAGGGCTAATGATTACAATTTGCTGTTCTGGACTAATCTTTGGGCATACCCAAAGTTCTTGTCCAGTGGACATACGACCAAATATTTTATTGTATTTGGCTGCATAATAATTAGAACGTTGAAATTCTCCTCTCTGCAGATGCAACCCTAGCTTAGAGAAAATGTGATGCTTCCATTGTAGTGCTGTAACATCCCAACCCGCTAACTCCTTAACTTCGTTTAATGCCAACTGTCGCTTGCGTAGTTCCTTAGGATCGCTGATTGCTTCTTTGACCATTTTTGTAAATCGATCTGCTTGTTTTGCAGGATCAATATGTGGATATAGTCCATTGGGCACAATAGCATAATCAATCATCCAGCTGTGTTTAGTAGCTGTTTCTTCCAATGCGCCGAATCGGCAAGTGATCAATGGAGTATTGGCATACAAACTTTCCAACGCACTAATACCGTATGTCTCGGGCAGTTCAGCAGGATACAGGAAATAGCTAGCTTCTTTGGCAACTTCTGCAACTGCCTGTTGACTAATAACTCCAGTGAACTGCACACTAGGATCGTTAATAGCATTGCCCACTAGATCTCTAAAGCGTTTTTCTTGATCGCCTTCTTCACCAAAGGCATCACCTAGTTTATAATAGCCGCCAATTACTTTTAATTTAGCGTTGGGGTTAATTTGTTTTACACGTGGCCAGATTGTGTGTAACAACGGACTTAGTCCTTTGCTCATGTTGGCATTGAAGAAAAACAAATTAGGATCTTTTTTGTCTAAGTCAACATCGTCGAAGTACTTACGGATACCGTTACGAGTTATCCACATGTGCTTACGCAACACTTCATAATTGCGAGGGCGCCCATGATTGCAGTTCATAACATACATAGAATGGAAATCACTTAGGCACCACACTTCGTCAACTGCACCAGTAGTAATTAGATCTTCTAATACCTCATCGCCCCAACTGAAAGTATCATGCATCCAGAATACTTTCATTTTGGCATTGCTGCGTAACTTCTTGAACATCTCGTACGGATATCGTCTTGCAGTTCTAATTTCTAATCCATAGAACGGTTCTGTTACAAATGGCATCATAGTACGACTGCTTACTACAACATCAAACTCGCATGAATCAAATTCAATGTCCGAGATAGGCCTATATATTACATTATCATATGTGCCAGGTGTGCTGTCATCTTCGTTGCAACCGTTGAACACTGTTACATCAAATCCGATAGCTGCTAGTTCTTTTGCCACTAAGATAACTGCGCTTTCGCTGCCGCCAAGACCTCGCCTGTCCAATGTGCTACCATCGTAACTCATTCCGGGAATATCAACAATGGCCAATCTTACTCTATTTTTGTCTTTATAAACAGGTACAGTAATTTGAGGAACAATGTTTTCTTCCTCGTTCATCAGTCGACGACCAAATACTTTGTGTACGCGATAGTTGATCCAGTCTACTCGATCCTGTTCTTCTTTACTTAAAGTGAGTCCTAGTTTGTGATAGAAGTGTTGCTTCCACTGTACAGCAACAGTATCCCATGTGCTGACATCCTTAACGGCATTACAGGCGTATTGTTTTTGTTGATGTAGATAGGGATTGTGTACTGCACGTAGTACCATGTCTACAAACTTGTCAAACTGTTCCGGTGCATTGATGTTGGGAAACAATCCGTTGGGCACAACTGCATAATCAATAAAGTAACTGGCATCTTCAGTTGCCGTTTCTTCCATTGCGCCAAATCGTGTACCCAACACAGGAGTATTGTAGTTGATACTTTCTAAAGTAGCGATACCACTAGTTTCAGGGAATGCGCCTGGATAGATAGTGTAGCTGGCATTGGCAATGATTTCAGCAATTTGCGGTTGCGGAATAATACCAGTAAATTCTACGCTGGCATCACCTTCGTACATCTTTTGTAGACGCATAACAGTTTGCCCTGCTTCATTTAATGGCTCGTTAGGAAACTGATAGTATT